TGCGGAAGTGTTGATGGGTAATTCCGTAGTGCCGATTCTAAAAATTGTCATAATATCATCCTTTCTCAATAGCCCCAGCGGATAAAGACCACGCCGGAGCCGCCGTTGCCGCCTACCTTCGAGCTAACCGCATCCCCACCATTTCCGCCACCTCCGCCACCTCCGGTGTTGGCTGATCCAGCAGTTCCGGCCTGCCCGCTGCCTCCGCCATTACCACCACCACCGGCACCTCCACTGCCGGGAGTTCCAATGGTATTGCGTATAGCGCCTCCGCCGCAGCCTGAAACCCGAAAAGCTGAAAAGTTAGTTGCATCATTCCACGGGAAAATGCCATCTTCTCCGCTTGTTGAGTACGCGCCTTTAGTTCCGCCATTGCCACTCGTCCCTCTCCCCGTGACGGATGAAGATGTTTGGGCGCTGGTTCCACCGTTTGCGGTATAAGACCCGCTGACAGATGTAACGCCACCTGCCGCCGTTGACGTTGAACCCGCCCCTATCGTTACGGCGTAATCTCCATTTAATTCTTGCGTAACGTGATTCTGAACATATCCGCCAGCACCGCCCGCGCCCCCGCTTCCATACCCGCTTTTGCTTCCCTGGGCGCCTTTTCCGCCTCCTCCCACAAGGCAAAGGTCAACGGTGCCTTTAATGGAAAGCGTTCCGGAAGTTTTCAGAACCAAATAACCATGTGAGGTGTCGCCGTAGGAATCATACGTTCCGGTGTAGGAGTAATCAACGCCGCCCCCGATGCCATACAAAACGGCTCGTCTGCTCATTCTCATGGCTTATTCCTCCGCTCCGGTCAGAAGCCATTCATCCGTACCCAGCTTTTTGAGGGCGCAGGACTTGTATTTTGTGGAAACGGTGTCGTAGGAATCCGCGGAGTTCATCGTAATCGAAGCGTCATGGTCGAGCGTAATCGAACCGTCGCCGTACATGGCAAGCTCAATCTCCGTGCCAATTGGGAACGCAACGGAAGAGTTCAGCGGAATCGTGATGGTCGCAGCGGTCGATTTGGTGCATTTCTGCAAGGTTCCTGCGTCGGTCAGCTCAAGCGTTTTAGAGCCTGTCACGGTGACGATTCTTGCCGATGCTTCGTCCGCTTTCACTTTGTCGTTTGCGTCGAGTTCGGCAATGTCGGCTTCAAGTTTGGTCTGAACGCCAACCGCGCCAGCCGTACCCGTTGTGACAACCAAGCCGGAAGTGGAACCGATTTTCCCGTCCGTGGTGATGTTGCCGTGAGTGTGTGAGGTTGCGGCGGCTCCCGCGTCAGCCAGAGTGAACGAGATGTCGGCAGAGCCGTCAAAAGCGTTGGTCTTGGAACCGACCGTGATGTTCTTCGTGGCGGCAAGTTTCGTGGCAGTACCCGCATTTCCGGAAACGTCGCCGGTCACATTTCCGGTCACGTTCCCCGTCAGCGTCGCCTTTATGGTTGCCGGAAGTTTGATTATCCCATTTGCGGAGCCGTCGAAGTTGATTGCTGTTCCGGTGTTCGTCGCGTCGCTGTCTTGGATGTTGATGGTCTTGGCCGCCGCGAGCTTCGTTGCGGTCGCCGCATTGCCGGAACACGCCGCAGCGGTGGTCGCGGTCGCGGCGTTTCCCGTGCAAGCCGCCGCCGTGTCAGCCGCGTTCACAACTCCGTCCGCGTTGGAATCGTAAGCGGTTTTCATCATGTCGCCGCCGCCAGCCGCGGAAACGGTATCGTCCACATACTTCTTCGTCGCGGCTTCCAAGTTCGCGGTCGGAGCACCGGAAAGCGTCAGCGCACCCGTGAGCGTTCCCCCAGAAAGCGGCAGTTTCGCCGCAAGGTCGGTTGTCAGGTTGGTAATATCAGATTCAGCGTGAGAGTGAGAAGTCGCCGCCGCGCCAATGTCCGCAAGGGTGTATGTAACCGCCGCCAAGCCGTCGAAAGCGTTTGCTTTACTCCCGATGGTGATATTCCGTGCGGTCTCCAGCTTTGTGGCCGTAGCCGCGTTGCCCGTGCAGGAACCCGCAGAACCGGAGACATTTCCCGTGACGTTACCCGTGATGGATGCCTTGATGGTGGCGGGCAGAGGCAGAGTGACCGCCGCAGAGCCGTCCACAGAAGCCGCCGCACCGGAGTTCGTCGAATCCGCGTCCTTGATTGTGAGGTTCCTTGCCGTTTTCCATTTGTCGGCAGTACCCGCGTTTCCGCTTGCGTTGCCTGTTAGACTTGCTTTGATGGTCGCGGGTAATTTAATGGTGGCGTTTGTCCCACCATCAAAAAGCGCGCCCGTCCCCGTGTTTGTGGCATCCGCATCCGTGACGTTCAAAGTCCGCGCCGCCGCGAGTTTGGTCGCGGTTCCTGCGTTCCCAGAAGCGTCACCCGTGAGGTTCCCCGTGACGTTCCCGGTAAGGTTTCCTGTAACGTCGCCCGTAATGGTCGCTTTAATAGTAGAGGGCAGTTTGATGGTCGCGTCCGCGTCGCCGTCAAAAGCAACTCCTGTTCCAGTGTTGGTCGCGTCCGCGTCGGTCACATTCAGAGTACGGGCAGAGCCGAGTTTCGTTGCCGTGCCAGCGTTGCCCGAAACATTCCCCGTCACGTTGCCTGTGACGTTGCCCGTCACGTTCCCGATAATTGCGGCCTTGATTGTGGCGGGGAGTTTCACGGTCGCGTTGCCAGAACCGTCAAAGGATGCCGCCACGCCCGTGTGTGAAGCGTCGTTGTCCGAAATGTTGATGTCCCTTGCCGTAGCAAGCGCGGTGGCGGTGGTGGCATTGCCGGTGACTGCACCTGCGACGTTAGCTTTAATCGTAGCGGGTAGTTTCAGCGTCACATCTGCGGAACCGTCAAACGAAACACCCGTCCCCGTATTGGTTCCATCCGCGTCCGTCAGTCCGATGGTTCTCGCGGTCGTCAGGGTGTCCGCTTCGTCCGCACCGTCCACTCGTCCGTCCGCGTCGGTGTCGTAAACCGAAACGGCGCAGGTGTCGTCGATGTTTTTATTTATGAGAGGCAGGATTACCTTGCGCTGGATTTCCTCGACCTTCCGCTGCTGCTGGTCTGCCGTAAGCCCCGGTACGTCAGCCTGTCCCACAACGCCGTATCCGCTGATGTCGTTCGTGACATAAGTCAACGGTTCGGGCGTGGCGGAAGTGTCTGCAAATTTTATAAGTGCCATGTGTTCCCTCCTTAATTGCGGTGACGGCTGTCCTCGCTGTACCGCAAAGAGAATCCGTAAAGGCCCAAAGCCTTGTTGATGTCATTTGCCGCGATGCGGAAACCAACTTTTTCCGTCTTGCGGAGTCTCCGCTTGATGACAATGGTTTTTGCTCCGGTATCGCTGTTCCACGAGAAATCCGTCCACACAAAAGAACTCCATGAGAAAGAACCAAGGGGCGCGCTGAAGTTGAGCAGTTCTTCCCAATATCCCTCAAGTCTGCACCATATAGATACCGTCGTGCGCGGGTAAGGAGCTGCCTTGACCGCAATGTACCGGATGTTTTTCTGCGCCCAAAACGTCCTGCCGTAGAAGTCGGGGAACGTCCAGTACGCTTCAATCGCCGCGCCATTCGCATCCGCGGGGTCGTAATCGTGATAGGATGCCGCATCCAGTATGTCCGTGTAGAACGCGCACACATGACCCAAGGAATCCCCGAAGCAGAACTTTCCGTCGTCCTCCCACATCACCGTGGCATCCACATTCGTCCAGAAATAGCACTCGTATTGGAACGTGGAGAGCGGTTCGCCCTTGCCGTAGTTCTTTTGGTTGGTGTCGAGCAGATACAGGTTTCCGTTTATCGCAACGAGATAGTATTGCTTCCATTTGCCGCCCTCGGCGGTATCGAGATTGGCCTCCGCACAGAGCCGCTTGTTGACGAAATATGACCTGTTCTGCGTGTATTGGCGTGCATCCACGTCCGCAGAAGTCACCGCGTAAACGCCCCTCGCGGTCAGAAACATAGGTTCGGTTTCCATGTATCCGAAGCACCGCGGCGCAATGGCCTCCTCGCCCTGCAGAGTGGCCGTTACAACGAAGATTGTGTTGCCGTCGGCATCTTCTGCCGCCTCGCGGAGAATCGCGCTGCGCCCCTCTGAGGACGGCCTGATGTGCGTTACAAGAGAGCCGTTCAGAATCGAGTACCCGATAATCTCCGTCTCGCTCTGCCCGAAAGTGGAGTAGTTGAGGTCAGGCCAGTAGGTCGGATCTGAAACCGCACAGAACCAGTCTCGGTTTGGGAAGTCGGGGTTTCCGCATGCGAAGATTCGGTTTTCCATCGCGTCCGCGCCGTAAGCAATCGACCGTGAACACTTGTTCACCTTATCCGCATAGCCCGAAACCGTCCTGTACGCGGTAATGGAGATGTTGTCCTCTCCGGTCACAGGCGTTGCCCCCGGAGCCGTGTTGAATGTCACCAGCCCCGTTGTGCGGTTCACGGTGAAGTCCGTTGTCTCCGCCTTGTCTACCCACACGCCGCTTGAGTTCATGGCCTTCGCGGTCACGGCGGTCGCGTCAAGCCCCGTAAACGAAAGCTGAAACTTCGTCGCGTTGGCTTCTCTGTCCGTGACGAGAAACTTTTCCGTGAATCCCGCGCCGATGAGGTTCAGATTTTCATACGCCGTTCCTGCAGGGTCGAGTTCGTACTTGCCCTCCACGGTTACATTGTTCGTGCCGGATGTGGGCGCATTTGTGAACGAAATGATGTTCCCGCTGACGGTGTACGCCGTAGTCGCCGTCCCACCAACCTTTACTTCGACGATGCTGTCTGGCGTTCCCGACAAAGTGAAGTCCTTTTTTGTCCCATCACCCGAAAAAGTGTCGGTAAATGTATACTCATTCGGGTTTTTGGATATATATACGGTCGGAATATACGGAGAAGCGGAGGCAAGCGTGACCGTGGAGCCGTCGCACTTCAAAAGCGCGGTTCCGTCGAAAATGTAGAGCGCGGAGCCGATTCTCTGCGCGGTGCTCTTTGCGTTCTTCGCGGCGGCGTACTTCTCCACGGTGTCGATGTAGATTTTCGTTCCCGCGTGGACGACTTCGTGCTCACCGATGGTATAGCGACCGTTGATGGCGGCTCCGTAATCGTGAACAAGATAAAACCCTGTTCGTTTGACGGGGTTTCCTTTTAAGTCTCCGATCATGTTCGGCGCGTCCGGCGAACGGCTTTCGGAGATATTCGACTGTGTGGAAGAAAGGTCAACGCCGAAGAACGTGTCCACATTGTAGGAATACTCCGTTTGCCTGTCCCGTTGGTAGAGATCGTTAAAATCGAGCTGTTTCGGCATAATTCCCCTCCCTACGCGGAGAGGCTTCCGATAATCGCGGCAAGTTTCTTCGCGGTGTCTGTGTCGATGCTGTACTGCGGCGTTTCGGTGATTCCAGTGACGTTGCCGTTCTCGTCATAGGTGTAGGATTTGGTCGTTCCGGTCTGCGTGGTCTTGCCGTAGTTGGAAAGCATGTAATTAAGCAGCGTGTCGTAGATGGTGTTCTTTCTGGTCTGCGCCTGTTGCTTGTAGTAGTTGGCGTTCTGGTTCGCGTTTGTCATGTAGTTGTTGCCCATTTCCTGCACACCGGAGGCGTAGTCTCCCCTTGCCTCGTTCCGTGCGCCCTGATAGTTGGAAATGAGCCTCGCAAGCGTACTCTCTGCCGCGCCGCCGACGATGCCCTGCCGCGAAAGCTGTTCCGCGATGTTCCGCTTGCTCATTTCGCCCTGAATGTAAGCCTCACGCAGAGCCTCGTCCCTCTCTGCCGCCTGTTTCTGCAAATTGTAGTCGTATGCGGACTTGAGAGAGGCGTTTGCGCTGTCCGCCATGCCTTGGTATGCGGTGTCCTGTGCGCCGTAAAGACTGTCAACAAGCGAGTTCAGCGTGGTCTGTGGCGTGGTCGCAGAGGTTCCTCCGGAGGTGGTCTTTTGGCCGGAGGAACCGGACGAAACCGTGCCGACCCCCGAATAATCTTCGTAGGTTTCGTTGTTGGAAGAAGAGCGGTTGCTGCTTCCGGACGAGGACGATTTGCTCTTTGTGCTCGTCGTTTTGTCAGCATACGGAGTAGTGCTGCCCGTTTTGATGACAACCGGAAAAACATCCGCATTTTTCTGTGCAATCATCTTGTCGACCTTGGTCGTGTTCCTGCCGTTATTGTAGATGTTTCCGGTGTTCTTGTCGTAAGTCAGGATTTTCCCTTTGTTGTCGGCGATAATCTCCGCCATAGTCTCACTCCTTTTTAAAAAAGCGGGAGACGCAAATCAATGCGCCTCCCGTATCGGTTGGGCGTCCAAATAATTAGACGCAGGTGTGAGTGAGCATGTCGCTCATGTAGTAGCAGGTCGCGCCGTTGAAGTAGTAGGCCACGGCTTTGATGACGGTGTCTGCGGCGGGGTTGGTGAACGCGGAGGCGTAAGTCTCGGCGGTGGAACTCCAACGCGGGTCGGTTCCATCGAGGGTGTACTTGATGGTGACGGTTCCGGTGTTGGTCGTGGAGGCCAGCGAAGTCGTGGTCGCGCCCTTGGTCGCGGTCGGGGTGGCGGTCTTGTAGCCGTTTGCGACAACCGCAATCACGCCCTCGCAGTACGGGCCGACGACGAAAGCGTCATAAGTGAAGCGTCCCTCAAGCAGGGCACCGCTGATGCCGGGAGGATCTTCGTGAACCTTGGAATCCCGAATGACGAACGGGAGCAGGACGGACTTGGACTGGAACGCCAGCATCTCGACGTTGGTCGGGAACCAAGTGTCCGGCATACCGACGACATTGAGCGTGTCGAATTTGGTAAATCTGCCGTTAACAAGTTTCTCGGTGACCTGAGAATCGGAATACTTGAATTCGTCGGCGCGTTTCGCAAGCGCAAGGTTCGTGTTCTTCGTAAACACCCATCTGTCGTTGGTAGGAACGTGTGCGTTGTCGAAAGCCACGCCAACGTCCTGAAGCATCTTGATGATGTTGGAGGTGGAAACGGCGGCGGCAAATGCAATAGATCTCCCGGCGTTCCTCGCGTACTGCTGAAGCGCGTACTGGTCGATCTCCGGCTGTGCTTTCTCTTTGATTTCAGCCGCCATGACAACGCCGGACTGCTTGAGAAGTCCCTGCTCCTTGTAGTTGCCTTTGTCAATCACGATGGAGAAGGAACGGTCTTTAGCAATGGAGACTTCCTGATAGGCGTCCTGAAGCTCTGCCGGAGTGCCGTAACGGTTGGAGGTTCCGGTTCTGCTGTAATCGCCCAAGTCCTGCGTGATGATGAACGGGATTTTCAGCGTTTTGACGCCGGTGAATTCAAATTCACCCTTTACGCGGGGCTGGATGTAACTTTCGTGCGTGTAAACCTGAGCGATTTTGGGCGCCCACTTATCGAACAGAGTAACTGCCATGTAAAATCATCCTTTCGGTGTCAGCCCGAAAAGAGACCCGTCAAAAAGTCGTCCGGAATTTCCTGCGTGGTATCACTCACGCTTCCAGGCGACTTTGCTTTGTTGATGTTCTTCTTTTCGGCCTGTTGTAGTTTCGTTTGAAGTTCTTCGTTTTGTCGCTTGAGGCCTTCCTCCCTCTGCCACGCCTTGTACGCGGCAATGGGCGGCATCTTGTCCTCATTGATCTTCCTTGCGACCTCCGGAGGGAACTCTTTCACGTCCGGATAAGCCGCCATAAAGTCGAGAAACGGCTTGAGCTTTTCATCTTCGGAGGGCTGCTTGTCCTGAACGGTCGCGGCCTTCTGCCTTTCGGCCTCCGCTTTAGCGGTCTTTCTCTGCGTCCGGTTCAGCTCGACTTGCATCTGCACTTTCTCGTCGTCCCATTCGGGATGCTCCGTGCGGACTTTGCCCTCTTCAATCTGCTTCGCGGTCGTCTCGACGTTTTCCTGCAAGTAGCGAACATACTCGTCCATCGTCATGTCGTTCGCTTCCGCGTACTGCGCCATGAGGCGGTGCAAAGGCGTGTTCTCCACGGCGTGGTCGTAGTTCATTCCCTTTTGCAGGGCGGTAAGTAAATCTCCCTCCCCGTTCATGCCAAGGCTGTCTGCGACGGCCTGAGCCGCTTTCTGCGGCACGGGAAAGTCCTTGCCCAAATACTTGAGCGTGACCGTCGGCTCCGGCGGAGTGGTGTTCTCCTGCTCGGTGCTCGGCTCGTTTTCCGATTTAGATTCTTCCGCTTCGCCCTCCGCGCTCTCGTCTGCCGTGGTGTTCGGCTCCGCTTCGCTTTCGGGTTCCTCTGTAAACAGGTCGCTCCCGTCCCAACTGGTGTCGTCGGTTTCGGATGGAGTGGTGTCCTCCATAAAGACCTCGTTTTCGTCCATGAATTAGTTCTCCTTCGTCAATTTTTCGTCGATGATTTTTTTGTAGTTCTCGCACTTTGGGTTTCGACAGGCAAACGCCTGATATAGATAAGGCGTTCCGAGGTTGGACACCTCTCGGCTCTCAACCACATTCGCCTCAATCCCGCATTTTGGACATTCCATCTCAGTCCCTCCCATAATCCAAAAAGTTCTTCACTTCATCCTCGTAACTGTAATTCGACGGCTCGCCGTAAATCGGCTTCTGCGCGGGCATGGGTCTGCCCGCCACAAAGTACCGAATCGCGTCCGGCGCATGTGTGATTTCGTGAGGGTCGCGCTTCGTGTCGTTCGGGTCTTTCTCGTCAAACTGCAAAAGCGGCAAGCACCGAATCAGATTCGCGCAGTTCTTGAAAATCTTTAAAGCGCATGTCCTCTGTCCTTGCTCACCGATGGCGGGGTGCAGCCACTCCTTGAGGTTGTACCACCCCATCACGCGGTCGTTTGTGGCGCGGGCAAGATACAATCCCGATTCCGCGAAGATCTCCGCTGCGCTCTTTCCGGTGTCATTCCTGCGGTTCCATAAGTCCGGAGGGGCATACGCCGCGAAGATGTTCTCGCTCATTTCTTTGTTGATCTGCATGATCTTTGCCGCCGCCTCGGAGACAATCAGCCCGCTCTGGTACAGTTCGCGGTACACATAAGCGCGTCCGTATTCGTCAACGGCAATCCAATAACACGCCAGCATATCTAAGCCGTAGTCCAGAGACAAATAATGCCTCCACGAAGGAGGCATCACAAAAGGCTCTATAATGTGCAGGGACGGGTCCCACTCGGTGAAATACTGTCCGGCAAAGATGTTCCAGTCGCCGTCAAGATAGGCTCTCCGCAAATCTTCCGGAAGGGATTCCAGTTGGTCTACATAATCTGGTTGCGCCTCCATGAGCGCGGTGTTATCGAACACTTTCGCCGGAATGAAAACGTAGTTGTCGGGGTTCTCTTTCTCCCTAAACTGTCGGTCGATGAACAGCCTTTTCAGATATGCGTG